TACAATGTTGCTAGAGGTAGTGTTTGTTCCGCCTATGGTTGTAGTATGAGCTGTTGCAGAGGCTCCAAAACTTGCCCCGGAAGTTCCACAATCTACTGTAACAGATGTCGCTCCTGTTGCATTTCCAATAGTCAAATCTTTAGCCGCAGCATCAGCGCCTATGTTTATGGCGCCTGTACCTGACACCATTGATATTATGCTGTCAGTCGACGTAATGACAATATCCCCTGAGCCAGCATTTAAATCAATTCCCGTGGTACCTGTGACATTTCCTATAACGATATCTCTTTGCGCCGCTCCAGTTCCAATATTTATGCCAAACGCATCACCATCACTTCCTATCCCTATAGCTGCGCCACTGCTATTTAGTTCCAACACGCCAACTGCATCGATAGTTACAGCGTCTGTAGAGGTGCAAATTAGATCTCCGGTACCAGATTGTACAATTGTGCTAGAGGTAGTGTTTGTTCCGCCTATGGTTGTAGTATGAGCTGTTGCAGAGGCTCCAAAACTTGCCCCGGAAGTTCCACAATCTACTGTAACAGATGTCGCTCCTGTTACATTTCCAAGAGTCAAATCTTTAGCCGCAGCATCAGCGCCTATATTTATGGCACCTGTACCAGTTTCAACTACAAATGTCCCATTAACACCCGTAACACCCATGCCGCCCGTACCATAATCACAAGTAATACCGCCTGCCGCATCGCTTGAGTCAAGACTAATAGCCGCAGCGTTAGCAAGGCCTGACTCAAGAGCAATGCCACCAACATCAGACTCTAAATAAATAGAACTAAGACCAGTCCCCTGGTCGGCATGTAAGCGTATTTGCTCGCTAGTTCCAGCATCTGTTTCTAATAAAATTGCATCAGCAGTGTCAGAATCAGAAACAATAGAACAATTGCCAGTCAACATAGAAAGGCTATCACCAGCAACAATCTCACCGCCTGAACTGATATCTGCCACAACAGTAATGCTATTATCTAGACTAATTGTTACAGAATTTCCTACACCAGCAGTATTCAAATTACCACCTCCAGCTACTTGAAGAACTCCTAGCAATGGAGCGGCATTACCAGCGTCAGTTTGGTAACTATTAGCGGTACCCCCAGTTGCTTCTATGTTTATTGTATTAGCTCCATTTGTAACCACACAAGTGCCACCAGTGGAGGTAATATTAGCCCAGTCTGCTGATGCTCCTGTTGATCCTATTCTAACCTGCCCGTTGGTTCCATCTGGAGTAGCATCTGCTATTTCAACCCATGTAGCAGATAAAGGACTTCCAGATTTGTCAGTTAAAATATAAGCCTTACCAGCACTTTTATAGACCCATAGTCTACCCAACTCAGTTAAATCAGTAGTAGTAGGCGCTCTATCATATATAAGCGCAAGATCGTATATACTAACGGCTTTACCGTATGTGCTAAACACTTTTGATGGAGTTTCTTTAATCGCCATCTTTTCTCCTATGTTTTACAATAATTCTATAATAAATATATTTATTCAATCTAAACACAACCTTCTACCCCTATTATAATGGTGGTCCTGTAAATGGTACGTCTTGCCACTTTTGTTTTGAATAATCAAGCGTTTTAGCCAAGCCAGTTGATGGCGTATTAGCATACTCTCCAAGCATTGCTCCGCTATAGCCGCCACCTATAGAACCAAGACTGCCGGCAATAGTTCCAAGAGCAGCTCCAGGCAATCCGCCAACCATAAGTCCAGTAGCAGCCCCTCCAGCAGCTCCAGCAATAGCGCCAAGAACTCCGCCACTAAATGCACCACTTTTCTTTGCTTCAAATATTTTTTGTTTTGCCTGTAAAACTTTATTATTCTCCAGCTTCTTTGGAAGTTTGGTTATTTTGTTAATAAATTTTTTATAATAAGGCTTCATTCTGTCTTCAAGCTTTTGATAATAATTTTTAGGGAATAAACCATTATTTTCGTTTCTTAACCTTCTCGCTTCTTTAATGCGAGCAAATGTAACGTCATTTTCTGCTAGAGTTGCTTCTACAATAAACTGACGGGCAACGTATGATTGATGTAAATTAGCATATTTCTTTCCAAACTTTTCTATAAGATTAGACGCCCTTATGCCTGTACCTGCAAGTTGACTAGCTATACGAGAAAATAATGATGCAAACTGTTTATTTAATATTTGGGCTGTATTGGCTTGCAAGAAACTTACATCAATGTTCAGCTTCTTATTTAAAAAATCTGCAAGCGAATTAAATGTCGGAGACCCAAACTCAACATTTGGATCAAGATTTGCCATTGAAATACTATTTAACACTTCTTGATCTATTATCAAATCTCCTTCAGATTTAACAAGATTTTTGAAGGCTTCTCCATATTCATCTATAAGAACCTTTTGTTTTGCTCTTTCTTCTGCAGACATTTTTAGTCCAAGCTCAATATCTCCTCTAGCAGCTGTTCGCTTGTCATTTTCAAGTTTTCTATAATGCTCAGCAATTTTAATTTTAACATCTTCTCGATTTTTTATGCTGTCATAAATTTGCCTTTTCTTAGAATCTAGAAGGCCCATTGCTGCTTGTCTATCTTGTAGTGTTAAATTTGCAGTATTAATTGCGCTTTCTAAGTCAACCAACTGCTCCGTCTGTTTAGCTATATTTTCACTAAATTGTTTATCAGAAACAAGCGATCCGCCTAAAGCTTGTTCAGGAAGAATAACTTCTGGTTGAGCTCCAAGTTCAACATCAGCATCTATTGGAAGATCTTGACCAGAAACTTGCTGACCTCCTGGTACTCCTTCAGCTGATGGTAGCATTTGTTGACCCTCTGGTATTCCTTCAGCTGGTGGCGGCATTTGTTGGCCTTCTGGCATTCCACCACTAAGGACACGTTGTAACTCGCCAGCACTTACACCTTGGATCATCTGATCTAACTGACCACGAGGAACTCTTGCAATTTCATCTAACTCATTATCACTCATATTTGGATATCTTTGCGCTAAAATTCTCTTATTAGCACCATATTCTCTCCGCTCTTTATCTTCTTCCAGTTTGGCACCAAGATAACCGCCTAATATTTGACTGAGCGATGTTCCTAACATCCCAACAAACTGGCCCCTAGAAGAAAAAGATCTATTTCTATCATAAGGCATTTATTTACTCCTATTAACTATTTTACGACAGGCTTTGGTTTTAACTTAACTGGCCTCTTAAATATATCGCTTAATCTTGACTGAACAAATGGCCCTGTTGCTTTTTGCGTCTCATTAGCAATAAAATTCAACGCTTCTGGAATCCCTGCAGGGGTTTGAGCTCTTTCAAGAGGAAGCGGATTAACAATAGGCTGTCCAGATAAAAGTTCCATCTTTGCTAGCTTATTTCTTCTTGCATTTATCTTAGCTCTTTCAAACATTTCTCTTGCATTAAAGTTTTGTCTTCTTACATTACGTGTAAATGCTTGATTTTGCTGCTGTGCTTTAATCATATTCAACACTTGCTGCATTTCTTTATCAACCCTTGAAGCGTCTTTTCGTGCCATTAGTGCCTCTTTTTGTCCTTGTAATTGAGATGATCTAATGTTTTGACCAGCCATTTGAGAGCCTATTGCTCCCAGTAATTGTTGATCTAGTCCTCTTGTTACCCGTTGTGCCGATACTGGACGTCTATAAAACTGAGACGCTTGTCGTTGAAGCTCAGGAACCGCAAAATCTAGTGCTGATGGAAGCGCAAGTCTAGCAATATCTTGCCCAGTCCCACCAGATTGTAAATTACCAGCATCAGGACTTAATATACCTAGGGCCCTACCTAAGCGGCTTAAGCCACTACCAACCAAACTATTTATTCCTAACTCCCCAGTAAGCCCATATAACGCTTGGGCTCCTTCTATGCCACTTCTTATTTGTTGAGCTCTGCCAGGCTCTGATAACCAATTACCAAAGCTTTTAACTCCACTACCAACAGATCTTCTTATATCACCAATTTTACCTATTGGCCCTGGTCTTCTACGTAATCCTCCAAGAGTTCTTAGCGTTGACCTTGTATCTTCTCCAGAAATTAATCCTGCTAGCCCTGGTTTACCACTTTTAAAATATCCCGTAGGTGTTCCAGATATTAACTTTCCAATAGATGCTAACTCGGGATCTGGCTGACCTCCTTTTTCAAGCCTATCTTTTAAGGCAAGACCGAGTGCAGAACCAATACCACCTCCAAGCGCTGAACCAAACCCAGGACCACCAATCAATGATCCCAAAGTCGTTCCTAACGTGCCACCTGTTTTTGCTGCATAAGGCGCAAATGCTGCCATGCCTCGCTGAGCTTGCGTCCTTTCTGGTCTAACAACGTTGACAAGATCATCATAAGCATTTAATAGCTCATTAGAACTAGGCGTACCAAATCTCTCTACTGGCGGCGCTCCCTGCTGATATGCATCACCTATATTTTCTACAATATCCTGAACACCAGGATAAAGCGTATTAAACAACTGCTTTCTTCGCTCAATTTCTGCTACGGTTTGAGCTTGTGAAATATTTTCAGGCGCTATTTTTAACTCTTGTCCTGCTTGATTAGTTATTTTTCCCACATCTCTAATTGCTTTTGCTGCTTTAGCAGTCTTTTTACCACCAGCTTTTGCTTTAGGTTCATATTGCTTTAAATAACTATTAAATGTTGGATAATTTTTCTTTAACTCTGGATTCTGTCTTGATTGAAGATTATATAGAAATTTTAAGTTCTTTTTATTTTTCTCAGTCATAGGCTTTTGAGCTTTTATCTCTTTTTTATAAAGATTTGGATCTTTAAGCTCTTTTTTTAAAGTATCAATATTAGACTGAATTTGCTTAAGTCTCTTTGTTGATTTTTTCGTTTTTAATGCTTCTGCTTTTTGATCATCAAAATACTTCAAAATACGCTTGGCTCCCGCATCTGATAAGGCTCTTATTTCACCACGTACATAATCAATAGGACTTTCTTGACTAGAGGCGTTTTTAGCTCTTTTAGAAGCATATACTTGATAGTTAGGAGCATTTTGTATTTGTTCTATTGCTTTTTTATTAGCCTCTTGCTGTTCTTCTGTCTTTGTCGAAGTTGGATCTTGTATTTGTTTAGCTTCTTTATATATTTTTTTAATATTGCCTTTTTTAGCCTCACCATATATATCAACTAACTTTTTACCAGCAACTTCTTTAGTATATTTAGCGTGAGCCTGCTGTTCTTTCTTTGTAGTGGGATTATTAGTTACTACATTAAAAGCTTCTTTTGGTGTTAACTTTTCTTCTTTAATAAAATTTTTAAGCTCTCCAACTGAATATTCAGACTCTTTCTCCCTTGTTCTTCTATTAATTCCTTTTATAAGGTTATTTGCTAGATTTTTTTTCCCACCACGAATCTCAAATTTATTTGTTTTTTCATTTTTCTTAAAAAAAAGATTTACTAAGCCTAGTATGCCTTTCTTTGTTTTTTCGTCTACATTGCCTTTAGCCATACTTATACTCCACCAGGTATTCGCTGAACATTATATCTATTCTGTTGACCAATTCTGTATTGTCTTAGACCTTGCTGAGCTAGTTCACCTTCTAAAATATTCCTTAATCTAGACCTGTCTATTCCAAGCTGTTGTTGGCCAAGATACTGAGATTGTCGCCCCGATATTTGCTGTGTGCGAGCTTGATTTAAGAAATTTTGTAATTGGTTCTGAGCTTCATCACGCTGTAAATTAAGGCCTCCAGATTCTATTTCAGACATAGCGTTTCTATTCGCATAATTTGCCAACAAATTAAACTTATTTTGCGCTAATCCTGAAGCTCTTTCCTTTAAAGCATCTGCCATCATACCGAGTTGGCCTGAGCTTCTTCCTATAGGATTCCTAACAGGACCCAGCCTTGTCCCTATTTCAGCCACATCATTCTGATAACCAGAGCGAGCAGATTGATCCATAGTTTGTAATATAGCCGATAAACTACCAGGTCTTGCGGGCTGAGCACGTCTACCAACTTGTTGCGGAAAATTACCAGTCAAGTCTTCTCCAGGCTCTACTTGCATTCGCTCAGGACCAAAAACTCGCTGTGGGCGAGCAATCGAAGCTAAACCCTCTTGTAAATTTTGCTTTCTAAGCTCATACTGCTCCGGTGTAGCATTAATTCTTTTAAAGATGTTCTGACGTCTATAGTATTCTGGATATAAACCCCGTTTCGTTTTATTAACCCCCCAACTAATAGCCCGTAAAGCATATGGTAGGGCGGCTAATCCAATAGTTGCTCCTGTTCCTAAAGCCATAATCTTTTTCTCCTATATGTGATATATCAATAAACATGTTCATATAAAGATTAATAATAATAGTAAAAAAGTTAGAGGAATATTATGCCTGATAATTTAATAGCGAGCAATGTAGGTTATTCAACAAATGATAAAGAACTAATAATGAACTTATATAGGAAAATAAATGAACTCGTATATATCATAAATACTAAAGATACCGGTATATTTAACGACGAAGAAATTCTTACATCACAACAATGGTATGTAGGCAAAGGCCAATATAAAAAACAAACTATATATAGAAAAGCCTTTAAAATAGGCGCATTACCAAATACTAATACTATTAACGTTCCACATAATATAAATATTACAGAAGATTGGGATATTATAAAAGCATGGTTTACCTCAAAAGATCCTGTTGGCGTTAATTGGATTACTGATTCTTATCCAACATTAACTTTTATGGTAGATGACACTTATATAACTATAATTACATCAAACGACTTAAGCGCCTATACAGACACAAGAGTTATTATTGAATATACTAAATCTTAAATACATTTAGCTGGATCGGTATAAAGCATAATCGCATTAATTGTTAATTCCTGATATGGATAACTATCATCTAAGATTTGATCATCTTTAAAGTAAATAATAAAAGCAACACTCTCTGCCCTAGTCTGCAAATAGACATGATGCCAAACTCTGTCTTGGCTAGCTTCTGTTGGAATTAAGGCATATGCTTGAGTCTCAAGCAATCTACTTCCAACATAATGATCAAAATCCCAACGTTCAATAGTAGAAGTATTTGGCAGACCAGTTACTGTATAAACACCACTTGCAGTTGTACGATTAACATTAAATGCTATCTTATTAACACAAGTGCCAAATCCTTGTTTCATATATGGATTAAACTGCTTTGTCACTATAGATATCTGATCAATACGCGAAATAACTCCATCACCTAAATAATTTGCAGTATTAACAATATCATTTTTAACTTTTATAAGATCATCAGTAATAGCCTCTTCTACCATATATGAACCATTTAATCCAGCAAGCGTTGAATTTTCAATTCTTATATAATCACTAGTTTTAAATCTATCAAGTTTATGATTTATAATTAAAAGCTGAATATTTTGAGCGTCAAGTCTATTAATAGAAATTAAAGGCTGGCTTGGATCATTTTTATAAGAATCAATTTTTAAATAGCGAACATAACCTCTATGGTTTCCTATTATTGTCAGAGGAACAATTGGATATCCAACACTAATTGGACCAAACTTTTCATAAAGAGAGCCCATTGCTGTAGCTATATCATCAATTAAACTATAGGTATTATTGCCATAGTTATACATCAATATTCTTTCTGGGAATTTGTTATTTATTGTTTTTGACATTAAAATATAAATAACATTAAGGCTCTCATCTTTATAAATATTCCCATATCTATATTCATAACTATCAAAGGAATCATTTAATTGTATATTTATTTTTTTAGTAGATCTTCCATCATAACTATAGATTCCATAGTTATTTACAAATAATAACTGATTATCAAACTCAACTACATTTGTTGACTCATTACCATAAGTATTGTCTATAAGTTCGACCTTAAATGGCTCTCGATAGTTTCCAGTAGGAACAAGCTCATAAATAGTCCGACTCGTAAACATAATTAACCTATTGTCAAGTATTTCTGCTGACTTAATAACTTCACCAATAGGCAAATCAATAAATCCGCCCTTATTGGTAACTTCTGGCGCTTGATACCATGAATCAGCAGATAAGGCATTACCATATTCGCTATATCTTATCCTATTATAATGACCAACTGCGATCACAGTATTCTCAAATTCCGTCGTTCCTAAAAGTAGCAATCTACCATTGAAAGCAATAATATCATTACATGAGGCAACATAAGTATTTGGCGTAACAAGAGGATCAATGGTATTAGGAATAAACTTAGTGAATACAGGTGTGGCTGTTGTATAATATCTAATATTATCAATGGTATTAGTAATAAATAAGGCGGGCTCTCCAGCTATATTGCCATCAAAATTTTCAGATCTTATACGAGTAGATGTGCCAGCATTAAATACCTGATCAATAGGAGCTAAGTCTATTTTTTCAAATCCTGTCGCTCCATATTTATATGCAAATTGAGAATCAAAAGCAAATAATCTTATCTCTTCACCAAAATAATTAGCAAAGCCTATAATCAAACTGCTTGGATAAAAATATACTGTTGAATTTGGTGTGGCCCCAGTTATAGTTACCGTTTTTGTTGTAACATTAAAAGTACCCGCTGCTCCTGCCGGAGATACAAGCATAGCTCCATTCGCTAAAACTACAGTAAAAATTGTACCTAAAACGGAAAATTGCTGTCCAATAGCCGTGGCACCAAGAACAACGGTTGCCGCTAAATCACCACTAACATCAGTCGTTCCAATATTAATTTTTACTCTATCCCAAATACCACTTGCATATACTGAAGAAAGTTGTTTTGCAGCAGGGCGGCGCTTAATTGTACCATCATGTATAAACATATTCGTAAGAGTTTGAAACGCATCTTCGGGCATCATAAATGGGACTAAATTTGTTTGAATTCCAGACTTGATTGGCGCTATTAAAAATTTATCCACATGAATTCCTACTAAAAGTAACCAGACCTATACCATGAATTAGATATATTATCACATCCTGTAAATATTGTTGCAGTTCTATCACTAGATTTATTTAAATTTGTCTTACGCATTACAAGAATTTTCTGGCGATTAAATTCAGGAGTTATTCTATTAACACCCTCGCTGTCAGCCCGGTCCTCAAATATCTTTTTTGCTGCACCATAAGCAATATACTGCCACCATTCTCCAATTACTGGGGAATCTGTATCATTTATAAGTATAGTTGGTTGCTCTCTAATCTGTAGTTTAACCTCATAGACTTTATCGGGTACCGGTCTTAACGTGAATTTATTATCAAAGAATAATATTCCAGTTGGCCTAGATGCTTGATATTTAAATAACTCATAAGTAATGTCAGCTCCATCATCAGGGGCCTGTAAAAAAGTAATATCCAATTCACCACTTAAATAATCAATAGCACCAATATTAATAGATGCGTTATTAAACATATCTCCTATAAATGCTTCTCGCCCATAGACATCAACAGAAGGAAAATCTCTAGCAATCATTGCCTCATTTAAATTATTAGTTGTGCCTATAAGAACAGATTTATGTAATATTTTTGATGGCAATGTGTAAGTAAAATTGGTTGTCGCTCCGTCACCAGTGCCAATTGATCCCAACGTTTTCTCTTGATTATAATTATCATAAAAATTCTTAGGATCTTTATATAATCTTATTTCTCTCCCTGCTAAATAAACAGGTTGATCAGTTACAATAGCAATATTCTTATAATTAAATAAATTGAAACCAAATGCTCCGTCCGTAGTTGAATAAGTAGAAAGATTAGGAGTAGTATTAAAGGATATATTTTTACACAAATCTGTTGTTTGGATAATTTGTGGAAAATCTTGCAAATAAAAAGTGTTTATATAGTCAACAAGTAATGCATCACTAATTTGTGTAGTAGATGGATTCTGAGTTAATAATCTAACCTTTGTTTTGATTTCAGCTAGCGTTGGCATACTACCTCCTTTTTAATTAATCTACATCATCAATAAGATCATCAATACGTCTAAATGAATAGCGCCGTACTATTTCATTCTCTTTGCCTATATACTTACCATCTTTGTCCATCTTCGCTTTGCTTACTGGATATGTACATTTATTAATATGCTTTGCAACTTCAAGCGGTAGAGTATATCTTTTTCCATCTTCAAGAGTGAACTTTGAAGCAGGAGCCTTACTATTACTAAAAGAAAATATTACTGGAGCACCACGAATCTCCCAATTTCTAAATATACCATCGACCATAGGTTTTTTATCCACTTTTTTTGCAGTATTAGACTTTTTATCTGTAGCCAATACTGCTTCAAGATTATTTGTTTTAACTTCTTCCTGTTTTTTAACTGACACAAATTTCTCCTTTAAGAAAACAGGGGGCATTAGCCCCCTCATAACTATATGCCAAACGAATCGCCTGCAATCCAATATATTACATCATTAGCAACGCCACCAGGATTTTCCTTCCCAGCAACAACCTTAACACCTCTAACTGTCGCATTGTTAACAGGGCCACTAATAGGGATAACTTCAGCAAATTTGCTAATAAAGTCACCATTATTTGGCCAGGTAAACGCAGTATATGCTCTTGTGTCTAAGTCAACCGTAATAGCATTAGTATTAATAGTAATAACAGTATTTACTGCTGTTACTTTTACTTCTTTAAGATTTGCTTCTACCATGCCAAATTCAGATGGCACCATAAGCCTTACAACATCACCAACAGCAAACCCATGAGTTACAGTCATCTGTATAACAGCCTGAGCAGCTTGTGTAAAAGAAGCAATAGACCTCTTTCTTGGATACCAAGGAGTGTCCCATTTTAAAGGCGTTACATTTCCATCGGTACAAGCAGCGCCAGGAGCTACCATATAAGCCAAATCAATATGCGTGCCGTCATTATAGGCTACAGTAAAATCTAATCCTTGAATTTGTGAACATACGGTCGAGAGTCCTAGTTTTACTATACTTCCCGTTGGATATAATGATGAATCAGCAACCGTCATAACAGGCGGAGCAGTATTTGTTATACCAGTATGTACTTCTGTGGTTCCAAGCGGATTGTCACCACTATTAAATGGAACAATTGCATTTGCTTCTGTTAATAATACTGATTCTAGATCATCATTAGCAGTGTTTTTTCTTTTTCCTATACCATAAGGCATGCCAGTTCGCCATTCAGCTTCAAGCATCTGGTCGTCAGCACCTGCTCCAGCATCCCATTGAGTATAATTTGTTATTTTAACCCAATTAATATCAATTGGTATTTCTAGATATTTATTTGTTCCATCGGCTGTATAATAGCCTTGCATTATAGCCATAATTTATCCTTTAATCGGTTCTTATAGTAGTACGAACTTTTAACAAGTAGGAATCATTAAGGATTCTTGGTGTTTGCACCCATTTTACCGCTGCAGTAAAGTTTTGATGAAGTGGATCTAATGGAGGTGTATATAAGAATTTAGCGTTATTCTCAAGTGATACTCTAGCAGCAGCTTCTTTACCTACACAGAATATATTATAGATAGAGTTGCCTAAAACAGATACTCCAGGTTCTTTGTATCCCAATGAAGATACATGGAAAGCAAATCCGTTTAATGTTCCATGCTCAGAATGTCTTATGCCATTTTGACTTGGATATTTAATTTTTTCTATAAATTCATCTATAACATCTAAATCTCTAATGAGATCAGTATGGCATAATGCATAATACGCCTCACGAGTTGGAGTAGTATTAATCTTGTCTGATCCTTCGCGGCCCATAATACAAGGAAATGCATCATTAGATCTTAACGTTTGATATGCTATAGCCATATCCTGCGATGTTACTTCTGTTGGAACATCTCCATTAGCACCGTAAACACAGTCTTGAGTTGAAGCAGTAGCAGAAAGAACATCTCTTATAAGTACATCATCAGTTTCTTTCATAAATACGCCAAGTCTTTCAGCGTATACATTTAATACAGGATCTTGAGAGGTTAAAACTACCTGCTCATTAGAAGTGATATACGTTCCATACCATTCTACTTTTGCATCTATAGTAACCTCAGTGAGTGTCTGTCCTGGAGGAGTTGCTCCAGTATTTCCAAGAGGTGTAGTATCTATAGTAAGTGGGATATACCTTCTAAATCGAAGCGTATCACCATTATTTGTTTTCAAGATCTTGGATGTTAATGGAAGACCATGAATAAGAGATCTAGTTCTAGATTGTAAAAGCTTATATGCGTAACTTTGTGCTATTGGAGGAGGTAATGTTTCTGTTGTAACTATAGGCATAATTACTCCTAATTTTAATTTTAAATAATACAACTGCGATTTTGGCTAGCGAAAC